TGGCCTACCTTGATACAATCCGTACCGGAGACCACCAGATGGATAAACCGATCACTACGGTAGTGGTTGATGATGAAGTCCAACTGCAGGCTGCCAGTGACAAGGTAGTCCGCATTCCACGCACCAGCAAGCCCCCCGCAGTTGCTGTGCGTTGTGCTCGGGCCGATCTGCATGACGAAATCATCATCGCTTGGCGGTGAGACGTACATCAATGGAGTCTCAATGCGCAGAGTCTTCTGCGTCCCATCGCGCACCGCAATGTGAATCCCAGTGTCTTGCCTGATGAAGTTGTTTCCGGCAGTCGAAGCCCACGACAAAGTGTCATCGCTATTCTTGAGTGTGATGGCAGATGCGTTGCTGAGGTCATTGTCATTCATGTTGATGGTTCCGGCCATCGTACCGCCTGCAAGGCGGAGATAGCGCAGGTCATTATGCGTGTCATGGTGATGCAGCGCGGAATCACCGCCATCAGTAAGGTCAACCCACTGCGTTCCGCCCAGCACATCCTCAGCGTCAATCAGAGGCACAGATGTCGTGGCACTGCTTTCGCCCGCGAGCGGCGCCAGAGCTTCCTGGAGCGTGGTCTGAATACCGACTCCCGTATCGAGATTCGGGCCGGGAATGGTGATGCCAATCCGGCTGGCATCAAACTGTAGACTCATATCCGCAAGGCGCAGATTGGTCTCAGCGACCAATTCCTCGACATCATGGACTTCACCTATGGGAACATAGCGGTACATCAGTCGGCGTCTCTCATTTCTATCTGGCCCTTGACAACGAACCCGCGCAGCGCGAAATCGATATCCGTTCCTTGCGACAGGAATCGCGGCTGCATTCTTTGACCGTACACTGCTTCGGCAAGATGAACGCGGTATTCCGGTGTCGCAGTCAACGCCACTGGTGAATCGGGCATTGCCGCTGGCGTACCTTCATCAACGATATACTGCGCCGAGACATCCGGGCTCCCAGCGTAGACATCGAATTCCGCCTGGAATGACTGGAAGCGCTTGGGGTACTCCGGCGTCTCCAGATCGGCGGCAGGCCCATCCAACTGATAGGTCTGCGCGCTCCCCGCTTTCGAGTATCCATTCTCCAGCTTGTTGACAAGCCCATCCGAGAACGCTGCGTAGACCTCCGTTTCGGCTCCAGCGAACCACTGAGTATGCCAATCGCGCCAGCACCATGTTCCTTCGCGGATGTTGTATTCAATCGTCTTGTCGGCACCTGGGATGTAGCACCAGTAGAAGCCATGACCCACACCGCCGACGCATTGATCCAGGTTCGCTGTATCGATGCTGGCAAGGATGGTCTCAACGGGCGCGCCGATATCCTTCGGTCTCGACATACCATCCCAACCGAGCACAGTCACTCGGCCCCCACGTCGGCCGACCCAGAACGCTTGATCGCCTCCGTTGCCGATGGAGCCTCTGCTTATCAGGCCGTAGTTCGGAAGGAACGGGATGACACCCCAGACAGCGGGATCATCCGCCCGCACATCCACGATATGGATATGGCGACTCCCAAGGATGTAGGTTCGCCCCCACATGCTCAGGAAACTGTACTGCCCGGTTTCCTCTCCATCGCCGATTCGATGAGAGACGGACCAATACTCCGGTTCGTTCCTCCCTGCTGTATCGGTATGAATATCCGTAGGCGGCAGCCCAGAGATGTAGAGATACCGCCCGGAGATCGCAGCTAGGCGATTCTCTATCACTGCCAGGTCTTCGTAACCCGCCCCTGGTGCATGATGGTAGACGGGCAGAGTATCGGTGGTCGACGGCGTGATCGATCCATCATCCAGCCATCCTGTAACCGCGCTGCTTGTGGCGGTGACGTAGTAGTAGGGACCGGCCTCTGCGGTCGCGCGGTATATCCTGATGTCCGGAATCCAGGGCGGCCACGGATTCGCATTGGCAATGTAGCCGCGCGTGTTGAAGTTGCTCCCCCCGGCATGGTCGTATGCCTGCAGCCAGATCGAGAGATCAGTCCCCGTCGCCATCGCCGAGATCGCAGAGGTAGTGCCTGCATCGGGCAGGCCGTAGGCAGAAGCAGTATCGTGCATACAGAGACGGTAGTAGTAGGTTGTGCCGGAGCTGAGCGAACCACCTGCAGCCGTCAATGCCGCGATAGGCGCGCTGTCGCTGAGGATCGGGCGTGGTACTCCCGCAGGACGGAAGTAGGTGGTATCCCATTCCATCAGGTCATCAGTACCATTGGCGAAGAACCAGATGTTGTTCCAGAAGGCGCTCTGTGTACGCGCCTTCGTCTGCTTCCACCAGCTATCATGCGCACCTGCTGTGGTCGCTCCCGCGTAGGCATCGGTCAAAGTCATCAGCGTGTTGCTCTGGATCGACGTGACCTCTTTCGCCTCGGCGATGCCATCGGCGTTCATCCAGAACAGATCGCCAGCATGGTAGTCCGTCAGGAATCGACAATCGCTGTCACCTGTAACCAATGTGGCCGATACATCAGTGATGAGACCCCTGGACGATCCGACGGAGATGAGCGTCTTCGCATCGCCAACGAGCTTCCAGCCGCCTCCATCAGACTGAGCAAGCAGGTCTTCTGTTCCGTCAGCGCGAATGCCATGATCCAGGCCGAAGATCGATGTCACTCCCGTTCGGATGACGGAACTGGTCGAAGAGATGTAGCCCTTGCATGTGCGAGGCTCGCCGCGCCAGACGCGCATGTTCTTCATCGTCGCGCACTGGCGTGGATTGATACCATAAGGAGGCAGACCATCATTGTGACCTCCAACGAGCCCGTAGAAGGCTTGTCGCTTATGAGCCACGCGCTACCTCCGGTGCGATGTTAGGCCCCAATCTCTGATTCACCATTTGAAGCATCTGGAGGAATATCTTGAAGCTCTCCAGAGCGAGCTGGCGTTCACCAAGTAGGTAGAGACCTTGAGACAGGATGTACTGCAACAGTGGCGGCGCGTAGACATTCGCAATGGGCAAAGCGTCCCCATCGTTTACCATCGCATCAGGCAGATGCTCGAACCATTGCTCAATCACATTGGCTGCATCGGGAGGCGGTGTGAGCACAATGTAGCCATCGCCATAAGGCGACCAAACCTTCGGAGTGCCGCTGGCGCTCGCGTCCGTCCCCGTCCCTATATGCTCATCCTTCTTTTCCCAAGGTGATTCCTCCAGCTTCTCGCCGTTGTACTCGACGCGAGTGATGGCCCAGGACGCAATCGCGGATGTGGCAATGGCATACGTATCTTCTGCTGTCACCGAACTTGCCGTAGCCGAACTTCTGAGAGAGCGTGTCGCCCCTGCGATGAACTCCGCGCCCTCGTTCGCCCATCGGAGGATATCAGCATCATCGATACGCTGAGCTGTACGCTCCTGGAAGAGTCTCCGCGCACTGGTGCGGATATCGGCAACAGTCCATCCAAGCACTGCCATAGCTCATCTCCGTTCCGCGATCTTGAGTTGAGCGTCGAGTTTGCTTTCGATCCGCGTCAGCCGCTCTTGGACATCACTGACACGGACCTCCAAGGCGACAATGCGCCCGTAGACGGCAAGCGCCGCAGCCAGAATCGCCACAATGGCCGCTGTGATCTGTAGCCACTTCTCCAATTTCTTGAGCATCCGTGTCATACTTACCTCCTCATCCAACTCCAGTTAGGCGAAGCCCCACGCCAACGCACATCCGTCAAAGAGGCATCCCCTTCTGGGATGGGCGCATTCGATTCGATCATGGACCGCAGCATCTCCATGCCACGGGAGAGATACATCTTGATCCGCATCTGTTCCTGTTGGGCCATGCCCTCATCCATGACACTCGGATCGAATCGGGCCATGAGAACATCCCCGGTTGCCAGATCAAGAACAGCCCGAGCGTAGGTCTCATCCCCGTCCAGAACATCGGTATCGTTTACCAACTGCTGTGGTTCGGCCCAGTAATCAATCTTGAGAGCATACTGGTCTTCCCGGGGATAATGAACCTCAAGCTGCATCGCTCCCTTGGGATCGATTGCATAGCTCTTGCCGGCAGCCGCATTATCCCCTCCGTAGGCCCTGTCAAGAGTCAAGGCTGTATTGCTATCCCACTGTTTGATCCGGTACAGGCAGCTTTCGCCTGCAATCTGGAAATGATGCCCCGCTATCCATTCAGGGAACGTGGTTCCTGAACCAGTCACTGCAGCGGAGTCTTTGGCGACAGTGACCGTTCCGGTCTCATAAGCGGCAGTCTCGCTGGGAGGTCCTATCGTTTCCAGCCATCCACCAGCGAGACTGATCTGTTTCGGCCAGTAGCCCCGCATATGGCCCAGAGTCTCATGCAGGAGAACGCGATGCTCGGCTTCCAGCGTTATTGCTTCCCACGCATAGAGGTCGCTTGGCGCGCGGCAATACGGATCGTACATCCGATAATCCTTGCCGCTGCCTGTCTCGCCTTCATAGGGCCGATTGATCTTGACCGCGCTCGCCCCGGTCCGGGATTCCACCTTGTAGATTTCCTCTTCGGATTCTGTGAATGCGATCATCCAACCAGCGCAAGGATCAGGAAACGTGCCATCTGTCAGCGTGACATCGCGCCCATCCTGAGTAGCCCCCAAAGTGCCATCCTCATAGCCCCCAGCGTTGCGCGTCCAGGCCGTGCGGCGCTGCCAGGGCCAGCCCTTTGGATTCAGCCGCGCTGCCTCAAGCGCACGGTTCCGCAACGCCCGCTCTATCTCAATCATCAACGCTCTGCCTGTCGCACCCGGTATCGCAGAGCGAATCAGATTCTTGGCTTCAAGGTATGTCATGCTTGCCGCCTCTCATCTCTGGTAGCCTCTGGCGATAACTTGTTTGAATGCCTCTTCATACATCTTGGCGTTACGTTGGAGGTTGTGCGTCTGCATGGCAGATTGATATGCAGCCTCGCCCATCTCCTGCCTCAAGGCCGGGCTCCCAATCAGTTCTTCCAGAGCCTGAAACCAGTTCTTCGGCCGCGCGCAGAGATAGCCGGTATGGCGATTCCGTATCACCTCGCTGTAGCCCCAGATGCGAGAGCACACACATGGCGTCTTGAGCATCGCAGCTTCGATCCACTTCATGGGACTTCGGCAATCGTTGAACGGAGTGCTCACCAGCGGCGCCAGCATGATATCGAAGCTGGAACGCGCGCAGTATTCGACATAATCTTCTCTATCGACCCACTTGCCGAAGCGCACGCAGCGTTCCGGATACTGCATTATCAAGCGATCCAGCTCCGGCAGATTGCCCCGCTTCCAGAAGAAGCGGACGTTCCGGTACTTCTGGAGGACTTCTTGCACCACAGGAAGTATGAACCGGAGGTCTTTTTCATGCTCATCGGCGCCGAGCCATCCGATCCATACCTCGCCCGGATGCTCATGCCGAGCCGGGGCATTCGCCCAGCGCTCCGGATCGACACTGTAGGGAATGTAGTAGACCGGACATGGCACAGTGGTCTGACGCCGGAACTGAGCGTAGAGATAGGAGAGTTCCTTCGTAGCGCAGATCAAGGCATCGGCTCCACAAATCTGCGCTTGAGTCAATCCCCGGACGTAATCAATCTTGGGCTTGACCGCAAGCATTTCTCCCGTGGCGTGGCGCATCAGGATTTCCCCGTCACCGACCTCTGACGGATCGGTAACGGGCCGCGTCTCGCCCCATGCCGAGGGATGGGGAGCCGCATACTGGCCGAACACGGACTTGTCGGCATCCAGATCAAGGATATGGTCATCGATGTCAAGGACCCACGGCAACTGCTGGCCTTCAACCATCGGCCCTAGTTGACGGGCATCGGCACTCTTGACGTAGCGCTGAGTGAAAAGCACATCCGCCCAATGCACATCCTCCGAAGTCTTCTCATGCGCAGCAAGAAGCTGCTCTTGATTGAACTCGGGAGAAGCTTCGAGAACAGGGAAGCGCTCATTCTCGGTGCTCCGAGTCTCGGCCAAGCCCTGCTCTCGCATGACCCGCATGGGATCGTACATGCGGAAATGGCCTATCTCGGCTTTCTTCTCGAAACCGTAGTACAGAACGTTCACAGCCGAAAGCCCGCCTTTCGCAAGTAGTGCTTCACCCGTTCCGCAACGCGATCCGGCACTTGGCCCATGATCCCCGTGAAGCATCGCCGCCAGGATTCCCGCCACGCGGGACGGTATCCTTCTCTCTCCCGTTCTTTGTTCCACAGGAGGCCGTAATGCCCAAAGCACTCGACCACGGCTTTCCTGTCAGGCATCTCGTTGTGATGGAGGTGACCGACAGGACGGCCGTCGAACCAGACCGCAAGGGGAATGGAGCGAGCACGAGCCACATCCAGGTCCTCCCTGCCGAATGTGAAGCGCCCATCCGCCTTGCGCAAAATCGACAGCGCATCAAAGGTGAACATCTGGCCTCCTATCAAATGGCTTAGGGAGGCGACTGCAAGAGCCGCCCCCCAAGCCTGTTCCACCTGCTAGGCAGTGTAACCCCACGGCAGCCAGTGGCGACACCTGTTGGTGTCCAGCAATGTGATCGCAGTGCGGAACTTGTACGCCACTGAACCACGTCGGTTCATTGCGTCCAAGCTACCCGAGCTGCCGATGGGTTTCACTATGAGTTCCGCGTTTGTGCGGAATCGAGCACGCGGCCTGCGGATGAGCCGCCCCGTACCCTTCTTCGGAACTCCGGTGCCACTACCTCCCTGGAGAGAGACAGCCCCAACGCATTCGTAGCCCGCGAGAATCGTATCGTAGGCGTAGGAAGTGGTTGCGGCATGCGTCAATGCGCTGGTGGCTTCCGTGGTTTCCAGAACGCTGAAACCACAGGCGCGGCCAACGAAGGCGGTCTGTAGTGCTTCCAGACCGACTTGCCCGCCGATGTTCTTCGCCAGGTCGATGTACTCCCTCGTACCCGTCGAAGCACGCATCGTCTGGATGCAGCGAGGATGCGTGATCGCAATCCAGGTGTTCGCAAACGGACCCTCAACATACTGGCGCACGTTGTTCTTCCGCATCTCATACGCCATATATTCAAGGTTCGTAAGCAGGAACCCGTGATTGGCCTCAGCAGACACGCTCGCGCTTGCGATAGTCCCACCATCTTCGGTAGCCGCCGTCAGTCCGGTCTTGGCTATCGTGTAGATGAGACCATCGAAGCTACGCAGTGCCTTGTAGGCAAGCATCTCCTTGGCAGCATCGAAGCTCCCCTTCAGGGTGTAGTCATCCGCTTCGTCGCCGATGAGCATGTGTGCGCCGTACTCCTCGACGAGGGCGGTGACACCCGTCAGAGTGGCCGTCGTGGCTGCCGGGTCGTTAACCGTAGCCGTGAGGGCAGTGGTATCCGCCGCGAGGACAGGCAAACGATGGAAGTGCAGCTTCTTGCCCTTGTGGACGGGAATCTGCTTCCATGCGTTTCTGCCGCCCCAGCGACAGATGTTGTGGAACTGCAGGTCCGGATACAGAGCCGTCAGCTCATCCCGAACCCACATCTCAGACAGTGCAGCCGACAAGTCGCCGCCAGACCACGATGCGGATGCCTCAGCGACGAATGCCGATGCCATAGAACCCATAGCGCTTAATCCTTTCGTGCTATGAGCCCATGGGACGGCGGTGAACTGCTACTGTCCACCCGACTTGGTGCGCAGAAACTTGGCTTCCATCTCGGGAGTGATTGCTTCTTTCACTTCCCGGTAATCGTCGTCAGCCAATTGGCCCATATCAGGTGATTCACCGCCCTCTGCTTCGCTGCCGGAGCTAAGGTTGGCTTGCTCCATCGCTTTCCGGTGCTCGTCTTCGACCTTTTCGGCCTGTTGGCGCAAGGAACCCAACGCATCCTTCATCCGGTCATAGGATCGCTGCTTGAACAAGCCAGTGACTCCCTCGCGGGTGAAGGCGGGAGCGTTCGGCTGAGTCGCCATCAGTTTGAGATCACGTTCCAAATCGCGACGAATCTCATCGTGGAATGGCTCCTCCCGGAGCAGATCAAGCGAACCGTCTATCGCATTGGCCTGCACCTGTTGCCTGAGCTCCTGGTTCTGCTTCACCAACTGCTGAACAGCGGGAAGCTTGGTGACCGCTTTCTCCAAGAACCCGAGATCAAGACCTTCAGGCAGCGGCTCAGCAGATTCCGCAGGAGCACCACGAAGATCATTCATCTCCGAGCGGAGCCGCGTGATCTCATCGACCAACGTGCGGTCCCTCTCCTGCAGCTCCTGCTTCATACGCGCACGGTCTTGCTGTCGCATCCTTGTGACTTCGGCCTGCACCTCCGGAGGCCAACCTGCCATGCCTTGTCCATCGCCTTGTTCCCCGGGGGGAGTGGCGTCTGGGGGCGCACCTTCACCGGGTTCGGGGAGCCCCGAAGGTTGTTCACCCGAATTGTCCGGCGGCTTCTGTTCTGGCACTGTAAGCTCCTTTCTGCATTGAACGGGGGAATAGGACCACCCTATTCAGTTTCCCCGATGTCCCCTTTCAGGGTTTCCAGATCGCGTTTCGCTCCCTGGAATGTGTCAAGCAAGGCTTCGAGTCCTGCGATGAAACCTTGCATCCTGCCAAGGTACAGCATGTTCTCCTCGTCCTTGAGAGCAATGTAGCAGTCATGGATGAGCGCTTTCGCTTCATCCTTGACCACTTCGAATGCTTCGCTGTCGGCGACTTCGATCAAACCGATCAGGCGATTCTCCATCCGCTGCCGATCCTCATCCGGTATCGCGGACGGAGCGTGATCCGGAATCCTTGCTGCCTTGCGAACGTACTTGTTCATACTGGTATCCCTATCGGAGCCTCAGCCTGACCGGGAGCCGCCCCCCGCGCCATCTCAGAGACTATCGGCACGCCCTGCCCCTGATCCGCTTTCTGCCGACCTTGAGCCCCACCGGCCTGTGCCATCTGGAGCTGCATAGCGAACGGAATGATGTGCTGCATCACCTTCTCCGGATCGGGGAACTGCGCGAGCTTCAGAGCCTCCCTGATGATCTCGGCATGGCCTTCCGGCTTCAGGACCTGCTGAGACATCTGCATAAGCTGACCGTACAACTGAATCTTCGGCAGCGGATTGCCTACATGAGATTCCGTATGAAGTACGGCTTCGAGCGCGTTCCGATTCATGGCTTCATGGACAAGTCTCCATTCCGCGCGCGTGATGCTGATCGGCTCCGTCTGCCACTTGCAGAGTTCTACGAAGTCCTTGAGGAATATCCGCATGGGATAGTCCTCAGCACGCTTCATGCCGACAGCGAAGCGGGTTCCCACATTCCCTGCCAGCATAGTCGCAACCGTCGCCTTCATCTGTTCGCCCCGCTCGCCTCGCGTATGCGCAAGGATGCCAAGCAGACGGTCACCTTCGGAGACAAGAGACATCTCCTCCTGAACAAGCGGCATGCCGGTATCAGTCATCTGATCGAACGTGACATCATCAGGTTCGATGACGGGCCACACCTTGCCCGGCCGCGAGCGCTGGCCTCTGATGTTGATCCCTGAGCGCCGACGAATCTTGATCTGCGGGCTGGCGATCAAGGAACGAATGTCAGTCCGCTGCTGTCGCCAGATATTGATCTCGCGCTGCAAACCTTCGAGAAGCACCGGAAGCGCATAGCCCTGCACCTCGAAAGGCTCCGGGACCCATACCATGTCATAGTAGTAGATGCGTCCGTAGGGATTCTCGATGTCGCGCATGAGCGTGCTCGACGGCATGTGGACAGTGATGATGCGCTCCGGCGTCACCATATCGTAGAGTGTGACCTGCCTATCATCGCCGAAACCAAGAGAACGCTCGCGTTCCGTTCTCTCACGTTCCGTCCTGTCAGTCTGATCCTCTTCCGGGCCAATGGATTGGAGAAGCCTGTCAAGCGTGCCTCTCTTGAACACTCCCTGATTGATGAGCAGCTTGATATCGCCAAGCGTGAGGTTGTTGTACTTCTCGATAACCCAGTGCGCTCCATTGCCCATCTCATCGCCGCGCAATTGATCGGCGGTCGGGTCCCATGCGATGTTGCCGGGATTCACATTCTGCTGGCTGGGGCCATTGCTGAATGTGAGCTTGGTCACTCCCAAGCCGCACTTGCTCACAAGATCGGCCCAGAGGTACATCTTGTTGTAGAAGTTCATGCGCCGCAAATGAGCATTCAGCTCCTCTGTGGCCGCGGATTCCACATCAATCGGCN